GACAGCCCAGAAGCGGGCCGATCTGCGCATCGTGACCAAGGCCGCTCCAGAGTCAGAGCTTCACTACGTGCTCGGAGTCGTGCTCGAACCCGAAGTGGTTGACCTTCAAGGCGAGGTGTACTCCGCCGAAGTGGTCCGCGAGAGCGCCTGGAACTGGACAAGCTACTTCGTGAATTTCGATCTGATGCACCGCGTTTATGTCCCTCAGACCAAGATCCGCGTGGTCGAGAGCTACATCGCTCCGGTCGACTTCGAGATCGAAGGGCAGAAGATCAAGGCCGGTACCTGGCTTGTCGGCGCCGTCATCGAAGACGATGAACTCTGGGCCGCGGTCAAGCGCGGCGAGCTGAACGGCTGGAGCATCAACGGCATGAGCCGCGGAGAAGAGATCAGCTAGGGTCGGCGAAGAGAGCCGGATCGGGCACTTCGATCGTGTAGTTGTGCTCGCGCGAGTAGTACTGGCGCATCCCGTTCCATCCTTGCCACTTCCACTGCTTCGGCAAGTCCTCATTGAACTCGCGCGCGTGCTCGACGGCCGACTTCTTCGCTGATGCCAGGTTGGCGCACTCGCCGATCGTCTCCGTGTTGCCACGGCGATTCGTGTACTTGACCGTGTATGTACCCTTCGACGTGAACATCACTCACACCATAACCACTGCCCACGCACAGTCAAGGTTGACCGTTTCTCAGCGACGTTACAATCGCCAGCAGTGGCAACTGCCAAGACCCGGCTCACTGCGATCCTGACTCAAGCTGTCGGGCTCGTTCACGGCCCGGCGAACAATCGACCATTCATCACGCTCAAGAGCGAGGGCAATCAAGTGCCTGATCCTGTGACCGAACCGAACGCGGCGCTGCCCGCGGCTGAGGCTCCGAAGCCCGAGACCAAGGCGCCTCTCAAGATGCCAGCTCAGGTCAAAGAGCGTCTGAGTGCCGCTCTCGCCACTCACCTGGAGTCGGTGATGGGCGTGGCTGACATGGTGGCGAGCGCCGAAGTGGACGACGCCGCACCGATCCCGACTGAGCCCCTGTTCGCGCTCGATGAGGCTGCGGCTCAGCTCGACTCGACGGCGGACGAGTTCATCATGGAGGAAGACGCCTCCGAGCCGGCGCCCGAGTCCGGCGGCATGGGCGAGGCGCAACTCTCCGCGCCAGAGGCATGCGCCGCCAAGTCGCTCAAGGCCAAGGTGAAGGCCGATGAGATGCCGCGCCGCAAGGCTCGTCTCATCGCGAAGAAGCGCGCGAAGGCGCTCGGCGATGTGTACAAGGGCATCTGCGACACCAACACGGCTCTCAGCGGCACGGCCAAGACCTTCGACGGTATCCTGAAGGAACTCGCTGGGGAGATGGCTCCGCCGAAGAAGACCGAGGAGCCGAAGAAGAAGAGCGTGAGCGAGGAAGTGGCAGAAGCTCTTGCGCCTCTTGTCGCAAAGCTCTCTGGCGTCGAGGGCAAGCTCTCGGAGATCGAGGGCGTGACCAAGGCGATCAAGGTCGCTCCCGCGCAGCTCCCCAACGGTGCACGTGAGGAAGGCTCGGCTCCGCCTGCCAATGATGGCCAGCCGGAGCTGTCGTATCAACAGCGGCTTGCCGCAGCGAAGAAGCCCCGGGGCTAACCCCCGAACGAAGGAGAACGAAACGTGGCCCCGAGATTCGACCCCGAGACTGCCGATTGGGCAGGACTCGTCAAGACAGAGAAGGCGGCGTGGTCTCCGTACCAGTCGCCGCACAGCGGTCGCTCGTACACGAGCGATCTGCGCGGCATGACCGCCACGGAGAAGGCGAACCTCGTCATCTCCGACTTCACCAACGCCGGTGCCCTGCCCCCGAAGGCGGCCGATCAATTCATCGTCGGCGCGGTGCTTCAGTCCGTGCTGCTCTCGATGGTCCATTCGGACACGTACGACACCCCGTCGTTCAACGTGCCCAACACCCAGTTCGCCGGGCAGATCCTCTATGCCGGCACTCAGGGCCAGGCCATCCCAGCCGGCCAGCGCAGCAAGCCCACCTACGCTCAGCAGGTGCTGACGTTCAAGGAGGCTCGCGGCCAGGTCCGCATCGACGATGGCGTGTTCGAGAACCAGATCGAGCGGTCTGGACTCCTGAACACGATCATGGGTCAGATCAACATCGGTGTCGGGCGCGATATCGAGAACGCGGCGATCAACGGTGACACCGCGTCTGGCTCGACCAACTCGCTGCTCACGCTCATCGACGGCTTCCTCAAGAAGAGCACTTCCTACAGCGTCACCGGCTCCGGTGCCACGCTCGACAAGAACGCTCTCAAGCGGCTCTGGAAGCGGCTCCCGCGCCAGCACCGCCGCGAGAAGCGCAAGATGGTGTTTCTCACCGCGGAAGACGCCGTGGTGGACTACGTCGACACGCTGTCCAACCGCATCGGGGACAACGCCGACAAGCGGCTCGTCGAAGGCGACGACAACCCGAAGTGGAACACGATCCCCGTGGTCGGCATCCCGCTGTGGCCTGACAACCTCGGCGGCACCACGGACCGCACGAAGGTGATGCTCACCGATCCATCGAACCTCTGGATCGGATTCCAGCGGGTCGTCAAGATGGAGCAGTGGCGCGACCCCGACGCGATGCAGGCCGTGTTCAACGTGAGTGTCAAGTTCGACACCACCATCGCGTTCGAGCCGGCAACCGCAACGTACACCGACGTGCTGATCACGACGGCTTCCTGACAGGAGATCAAGCAAGTGGCACTCGGCACACTCACGCTCATCGACGCGCCGGTCAACGGCGGCAACGCGGCCAGCGATCCTCTGTTTCTCGAAGAGGTCTCGCTCGTCGGTCCGGCCAGCTACACCACTGGCGGCGACACGGGCCTTCAGGTCGCGTATCGCGCCAAGGGCGTGGCCCAGGCTCATCGCACGATCATCAACGTGCTGCCTGTCGACGGCAAGGGCTACCAGTTCGGCTGGAACTCGACCGACGGCAAGCTGCTCGTCTACTACGGCAACAACGATGGTGTGGCCGATGGCCCTGCCGTCGAGGTCGCGAACGCGACCGATCTGAGCGGGACCACGTTCCGACTCATGATCATGAGTCGCTGACTCGAAGTCCGCGGCGGCGGATATACTCTCGCTCATGGCACTCCAAGCACGGCTCAAGCCGTTCGACCCTGAGCGCGGGAATCTCCGCCGCGGTCTCACGATCTCTTCTCTCGGACTCGCGTTCGACGCGGGTGTCATCGTCTCCGGCATCACGCCTCACCAGGCGAATGCGCTTCGCAAGATCCGTCAGCGCGATGAGGATGTGAACTCTCCTCTCGCTTTCGACGTGCTCGAAGAGGCGGAGATGAAGCGACTGATCGCCTCCGAGGCGCGACAGAAGCTCGGTCTCAGTCCAGACCAGATCCAGGCTGTCGTGGAAGACATGGCCGCTCAGGCAGCCGAGCAGCCGACAGCCTCTCAGCCCGCTCCGGCTCGACGTCGGCGCGGAGCGAACGCGTGAGCAAGCTCATTCACTTCCCGGCTGAGGCTCTGGAGCGCGGTGCGCTTCTGGGGCCACGGCCGGTGTCTCAGTCGTCCGTGCCGATGGACGATGATGCTCGCTTGCGCTTCATCGGCGCTGCGATCGAGCGCGTGGTGCTCGACAGCTACACGAAGTTTCCGATGAGCCATCGCACGTCGGCGGAGGATCTCAGGCGGGCCACCATCTGCACGACCTGGTTCAACAAGCTCGTCAAGGCCCATCGCTGGACAGCAGATCGCGCGTTGAGCGCGATGCGTCTCGTGCTTGACGATACCCTGTCGGGTAGGGCTCCGAGCCCGGACATGGGTACCATGTGGGTACCTGATCACACACTCGTTCGCGGGCTCGCGTAGCTCGCTCTGGAGCATTCAGCAGTGGCACTCAATCCGAATCTCGGTCAAGGCGGCACAGGACTCGTCCCGGGCGGCGATCCGAACGATCTCGTCGCGTTCCTGACGGCGGTCTCCACTCGACCGCGCACGATTCCGATCCAGCTCACGTCGGCGCTTCTGGTCTCGTCCGGCGCCCTGATGGGGGCCTTCTCGGACGGCGCTTCGAGCGTGCCTGGAGTTCAGCTCACCGACAGCAAGAGCGCGTGCGTCCGCTGGAACAACCACGCAACGCCGGCTGCCATCGCTGTCAACGTGCCGATGCCGAGCGACCTGGATGACGCGAGTGACGTCGTCTTCCACGCGCTCGTCTCCAAGGTCGGTGCAACTGTCGGTGACGCCACCAAGCTCACCGTCGGTGCCTTCGAGCACACAGTCGGAGCGCTCCACGATGCGGACTCCGACATGGGTGGGGACACTGGCGCTGTGACTGGCGACGCAGCGTCGAAGACCGTCTCTGAGCTGACTCTCACGCTCGCTGCGGCCAACATCCACGCTGTTCCGTCTTCGGTCGCACTCACCATCAAGCCGAAGGCTGGCACGCTCGGCACCGATGACCTCCTGCTTCACAGCGCGTGGCTGGAAGTCACCACCAAGCAGGTCTGACAATGGCACCCGACCCCATCACTCCGGCGATCCAGACGGTCAGTCAGTCGCATCAGTTCTCCGACTTGGAAAAGGTGCTTCTGTTCGTGGTCCTCGCTGTGTTCGTCGGCGGTGGGTTCGCCGCGTGGCGCATCGGGGCCTGGGTCGCAGGGAACCTGAGAGAGCTTGTCACCAAGCTCGTCACAGAGCTTGGTGAGCTTCGCTCAGCGCTGCTCTCCTCGGAGTCATCTCACGCGGCGCGAGTCGCTGAGGTGAAGACCGAGGTTGCCGCGGTGGGCCACTCCGTCAAGGAGATCGGCACCAAGATCGACACGCTCGGAGACGAGATCGGCAAGCGCATCTCCGGAGTCGACGACTCGATCAGTCAGACTAGGCTCGATCTCGCTCGCTCGACTGTGATTCCCGCGAAGCCTTCGCTCCATGCTGTGAGCGGGCGATAGCAGCAAGATTCCGAACCTCACCAAGAGCCCATCTCAGCACGCGAGCCAACGTCGCTACGCACGCGACGGCTATCGCCACGCATGCCAGCGCGACGAACGCCAGTAGCGGCAATGCCAACTGGACGGCGCGCGGGCAGTTATCCACGGCGCCCAAGTCTACTCAGTGCAGCGATTGCCCCAACGGCGGCATAGGCCGCGAGCGTGGGTAGGTGCGTGAGACTCCAGTCAGGGCGAGCCCACGCCGGGCCAAGCCACGCGCCGAGCAGTCCAGCTACATCCCCAGCACAGAGCACCAGAGCGGCGACGCGAGGCCATCGATCGGCGGACCGTGCGAGGTCCCATAGACCCCAGCCAAACGCGAGCGTGAGGGCAACGCGTGGCGCCCTGAGCCCGGCGAGGTAGATCGGCTCCGCGAGCCACGGGCGCGAGGCTCCGAGGGCTGCGGAGTAGGCCAGCGCGAGCGCTAGGACTGGCCTGGAGCGCGTGACGGCGTACGCGAGCACGCCGGGCCACGCTGAGACCAGAGCGACGTCCAGAGACCACCACGGGTGAGCACGGACCAGCGCGCGCGGGTAGGTGTAGAGCCGAGCGGCTTCGATGCCGGCCAGGCCGGCGAGTGAGCCGGCCAGCGGGTGCCAGCGTCGGAGCGTGGTGAGGATCAGGGTCACGAGGAGAACGGCCCGCTGCATGCGAGCGCATGTAGAGCATACGCCCGCAACGGGCCAAGTCAGCCGCGCGGGGGCGGAGGATCGGTCGGCTCAAGCACGGTGATGCCGTGCGCGATGAGCCACGGAGACCACATCCCCAGGCCGGTCACGGTACGGATGACCGAGAGCACATTGCCCTCGCTCGACGGGTCCGCCTCAAGCTGGCGCGCAGCTTCGTTGAGGCCGATGGACTTCAGGTGCTCGATCGCTCGTTTGAGTGCAACAGTCATGGTGGTCGGAGTCTATACTGTCCGCAATGGTCGCTGTAGCTCCGGGCTCGACGATTGGCGCGAACAGTCCAGTCCTCATCACGTGGATCGTCGATGCGTTCGGGCGGCTGTGTGCGCCAGACTCACTCGCGTGGACCATCTACGATGTAAGCACGGACGAGAAAGACATGTCGCCCGTGCAGGTCGCCACGGACACGGTCGACCTTGAGGCAGATCGCGTGTCGGAAGGCTGCTACGCGGTGGCCTGGACTGTGCCGAGTGGGACGGGGCGCCGAAGGATCACGTGGTCGGCGACGGTGACAGGCATCGACCAAGAGGGCAACGAGGCCACGAAGACTCATACGTGGTCGCGAGACTTCGACGTGCTCACCGGAGCGAGCCATCAGCCTGGGTACTGCCTCGTGAGCGACATGCGCGCTGAGGGAGTCGCAGAAGCAAGGGTGAGTGACGCATGGCTCGTCAAACGCATCTGGGACGCGAGCAACTACATCGACCGAGTGACGGGACGCTGGTTCGGTCCGCGAGCATGTGAGTGGAAGATCGATGGCAACTGGAAGCCTGAGCTTCGGATTGAGGCTCCGATCATCGGCATCGAGACCATGCGCGTCTTCGGGGATGGGGTAGTCGGAGACGATCTCTTCAAGGTCTACAACCGGCATCTGAGCGGGCTACTGGCGCCAGACGATCGCAACGCTCCGAAGGTCGAGTTCTTCGTCTCCGTGGCGGGACTCCAGGGTCCGATTCAGCCGCTCGCGTACCCGTATCCAATCAGCTCAGCGTGGATGCAGGCTCGGGTGTGGCCGAAGGGGACGCAGAACGTCACGGTCAGTGGCGTGTTCGGCTACACAGATCCGGACGGGAGCCCAGAGGGCTGCACTCCAAGCGAGATCGTCAGGGTGTGCAAGCTCCTCGTGATGCGCAACTTGCCCAAGATGGGGCGCGCACAAGATCGGCTCGAAGCGCTGAACGCTCACCGCGTCACCTCGGAGCGCACGCGAGAGCAATCGTACACGATGGCGGCAGAGCGCATGGGAACAGGCGCGTTCACGAGTGACTTGGAGATCGACTCAGTGCTGGAGATGTACATGCGACCACTTCAGATCGCGGTGGTGTGAGCGTGAGAGGAAGGGTCATCAACCGCTTCACGTGCGTATTGGCTCAGCTCGATACCCAGAGCACGACGGTCAACGCCACTCGCCAAGAGCCTGGCCTGAGCTACGATCCGATCACCGGAGCGCGAGTCAAGGGCCGCGTCGAGACTGAGATCCAAGTCACTTGCCAGGTCGAGACTGGGAGCTTCGAGGCTCTACAGATGATCGCGACCGGCAACGCGCCGATGTCGAGCATGACTCTCGTCATGCACTACGAAGACCTGATCGACGCTGGCTTGATGGGCGAGGACAACCGTCCGCTCGTCAACGTCAACGATCGTCTCGTGCGCTTGCTGAGCTATGAGACGGGAGAGACGGAGGCAGACTTCGGCAGGTCACCTCTGTACATCACTGAGGCGACTCCGAGCGGATTCGGCTTCGGGGGCAGGGTCAACCTTCTCGTGTGTCGACTCGGAGACAGAGCGCAGGGGAAGAGGGAGTGAGAGCCCGCAATGTCCACCCAACTATTCGGTGACTGGAACAAGATCCCCGCCTTCGTGAACGGGCTCAAGCAGCGCTGGGAGAAGTCCGTCAACCAAGCGCTGCTCAAGGAAGGCCACTTGCTTCGCAAGGGGATGATCACCGGCATCACCTCTGGCGCACCCGCTGGCCAGGCGTTCGTGCCGCTATCCCCGCTCACGCTGGCGATCCGCAAGGCACGCGGGTTCGGCGGCAACAAGCCGCTGATCTACTCCGGCACTCTGCGCGGCGCGATCGTGGTTCACAGAGCTTCGAGCGGCGAAGTCTTCATCGGCCTACTCAGGCAGGCCAAAGCGAAGGATGGCAAGTCGCTGGCCAACCTCGGAGAGATTCACGAGTTCGGTAAGACGTGGACTCAGAAGCGCACGCGCAAGCAGCTTCGCTTTCTCTTCGCGATGATGAAGAAAGCCGGCATCGCCAAGCCCATCGGCCCGAAGATGCCCGGCGGCGGATTCATGAGCAAGAACCCGGACGGCACGGTGACGGTGAGCATCCCTGCTCGCCCGTTCGTGCGGCCCGTGCTCGACAAGGAACGACCCCACAT